TTTTTCCTTCTTTCCGTGATTAGCGCCCCGTCGGGCATCCGTGATTTACCGCCCCGTCGGGCGACACCCATTACCGCTGGGTGCGGGCGTAAAGTTGGTGGTTAATCCATGTCGCCGGGTTCGACGACCAGCGACGCCCGCAGCATCCATGAATGCTTGCGGTGCGCGGCCTGACGATCAGCCAAGAAATTGCTGAGACCGTGTTCTTTGCGCTGCTCGGCCACATCGAACGCCGAGGCGAACAGATCCGCCAGGTTGTCGCTGTCGGCCAGCAGTTGTTGCTTGTATTCGTCACACGTCAGGTCGTCGGCCGCGAAATCGTCAAGCATGGACAGTTCGCGCATCTTGGTCAGGCCGGAAGGCACGAACAGTTGGCACTGACGGAGCTGCTCGGCGAACGGGTCGATGGACTCTTCAACTTCTTGATAGATCGTCTCGAACAACAGGTGGTCCTGGTAGAACTCGTCGCCCTGGACGTTCCAGTGGGCGTCCTGCGCTTTGATTAGAAACGAATACTCACTGGAGAACGCTGTCCGCAGCGCCCGAGAAAAGATTTCGTCCATGAGCTACTTGTCTCCTTGCAATTTCTGTTTTTGGGCGTACAGCTCGCGCCGTCTCGCGTTCAAAGCGTCTTTTTGAGCCGGATATTTGGCTTTCCGCATTTCGTTCAACACCGCATCGACGTCGATGGCCCCGAAGTCGCCTTTGGTTTTTCCGGCCGATTTCGCAGCGTCTTGGGCGTTGAAGTAGTCCTGTTGCCACTCAGCGACATAGTCGGGTGGCTGATAGTTGTCACCAGCTCGAACCGGGACGGCGATGCAATGGCAGTTGTCGTGATATTTGTCGCCAAGTTTTTGTTCGCCGCGGGTCTGACCGGAACCGCCGGCCAAGAACCTGCCCTTGCCGCCTTTGCCTGCACGCCTTTTGTTGCCGCCCAGCGATATCGCACCCGGGTCGACGGCGGCGCCCTGGCCGGGGAAGCGCGGACGGAATGGCAGCCCAGACGAAGACGCTCGCATCCTGCGCTCACCCAACGTCAAATCTTTGCCTCGGCCAACAACCCTGACCGCGGCAGCTTCCGACGAATACACCGGCCCGCGGGTCGCTAACAGGCGACAGAACGAACAAGCGTTAGCCGAAGCGTGGCGGGCATACTTGATGCCTTCACGCTCAACATTGGACACGATGGTGTCCCTTGATGTGGAGAACACTTGCCGTTCAACACTGCCTGTGAGAGCGGCCAGAACGTCAGTTTGGGTTAATGCCCAGTTGACGTTCGCCGCCAGTGCTTCCCGGCTGACCGGTGGAGCAGTTTCCACCGCGAAAGGTGCTTGCGGATCGAGGCTGGAATACCATTCTGCCGACAACGTTCCTGAAGCGGCCATGAATGGGTCCACAACAGCCGGGTAGGCCGCTTCCAATGCCTGCCATCGGGTTACCGGGTCGGCGGCAGAGAATTGATTCCACAATGCGGTGACGGACTGAACGGCTTTAGCCGACAGGGTCGCCAACAACTGTTGAAAGTTGTCTACTTCAGCGGGTGACGGCACCGTTACTCATCGGCATGTTCGCCGGTGACGGCTTCGGGGCCGCGGCCGGCATCTGCGACAACGGTGGGGTGACTGGGGTGGCCTGCAATGCCGCGACAAGCTGGTTGGCCTGGCCGCGCCGCAACGCATCCTTGATGGACTGCGCTTTCTGCTGATTCACCCCGGGAATCAAATCAATCAATTCCTCGATGGGAACACCAGCCGCCGTTAACTTAGTGACACCATCAACGATGGCGCCGAAAGCACGGGCTTCGGTGTCCCGCCACATCACTTCAGAAGACGTGTCCGCGGCGGTCTCGGTGTCGCCCTCAATTTCAGCGGCCAAGCGGAACACCTGTTCCCAGGATTCGCCGAAGCTATCGCGTTTGGCCATCAGTTTGCGCTGCTGATTCGCCTCGGACGCCGCCAAGGCTTCAGCCGACAGGTTGACCATTCGGCCGGCCACCGAACCGGGCGAAACTTGGGCCACCATTGCAATGTGATGGGTGATTTCTTCCAGCACCGAGTTGTACTGCTCAAGGCTGGCCGGCTGGAACGAATCGACTTTCACGTCGGAGTCCTCAAACGCCCACACCCGCCGAGCCGATGCCTGCAAGACCTCAGCCGCGGTACCGGACCAGCCGGTGATCACCTTCTGTGGATGAGCACCAAACCTTGAGGCAATCAACCTATCAAAATTGACGCTGTTCAAAGTCTGCTGCAAACGAATGAGCGGTTCAATTTCGCCGACAATCAAATCGTCGGCATCCCGGGCATTGATGAAGCGAACCACCGGGCAGTGCGAGGCACCGTGGCGGATCGGGTCACCGATATCGGTGATGTTCAACGAACGTGCCATCAACGTTTGGTACTGCGATGCCGCTAACGCCGTCTCATATTGCGACGAACCGAGAGCAGGAATCGAACCCAGATCCAGCGGGTAAATGTATTCCTCGTCATACAGCACGGCTTTCCAGCGCGGATGGGCGTCGGTGGAGTCAACCCACTGCTCAAAAGCGTACTGGGGCCACACATCCACTTGGGGGTCGACATAGACCGCCAAAATTTGGCGTGGGCTGCGGGTTTTCCACACCGAACCCTCTTCGCCGTCAGTGACGACAACATAGGAAGCGCCATAGGTGACGGCGGGCCGGTGAACCTCGGCCTGGCGGGCATCCATGCGGTTGCGCTGCCACATATCCCAGGCCGGTGCGTTCTCTTTCGCCAGCGCCGACTTGTAGCCCGTCACACACAAGTTTTGCGTGAAGCTATCGCGCACCAAACCAAGAACATTCTTGATGCTGAGACGGGCTAGGTCTTTGATCTCAACTTCGGCACCCTCAGGGATGTGGGGTGCGCCGAGCTGGCCGGCAGTGAACCCGTAAATCCGGTCCAGATAGGTGCGCTCGGACAGATGAAGCCGCCACATATCGTCCACAATCCCGCGGACGCCATCATCGTCTAACACTGCACACCTCCTTTACACAAAACACGCTTTACCTGACCTAACCTTGGGCTTCTCAGCTATCTCGCCAGAGGTCAATCCCCACAGGGCCAGCGTGGCTGCCGTTACCGGCGTGATATCAGACTCTGAATCCTTACGGGACCAACCAAACCCGCTGTCACCGATCTTGCGTTTACGTGCAGCCGCAAGAGCGGAGTTCAACAACGGCTGGTCCAAATGGCGCATCGCACCATCCATGACCGTGTCATAAAAGTTTCCGAACGCCGCCGCCATCTGGCGGGCCGACGTCACCGTCACCGTCAACCCGCGTTGACGTAACGGGTCAACAAGTGAGAACGCCGCCGACGCCCCATCGACCACAACCGCCCGAACCTGGTGGCGTTCGCACAAGTCAACGAACCGTTGGATACCCCAATCCGGTTCGCCGCGGCGCGACTCCACCACATCCACATACGGCAGACCTTCGGTAGTCCAGGCCGCCGACGCAATCGTGGCCGTTGACCGGTCCGGGGACACATCGAAAGCAATGGCCACTTCGTCGCCGCGGTCCTTCAAGTTTGCGTCCGCGACAACCTTCCACGAATCCGCAGAAATCACGCGCTGCGAACCGGCCGAATCCCACATGCCCAAACGTTCCCGGGCGAACCCCTCATCAGAGAATCGTGAGCGCTCACCCTGCACCACATCCCACTGCAACCGGCCGCCAAGAGCCGGGTTCGCCGAGGAAGCCGAAGTCGGGTCATCCAAATCGGCGGAACCGCTGCAAGACCATTCATGCCACGACAACCTCGAGGACTTCCCCGACAACGCATCATCGCGGGTGCGGGTAAACACTTCGCCATTCGCGGTCGGCCCCGGCGGGGTACCAGTGAAGATCCACTGCGGATTTCCCAGCGGCGCCGCCGACGTCGTAGGCATCAACGCTTCCAACGCATCGTCGGAAAGTTCCTGGGCCTCATCGCAGACAAGAACATCCACAGTGAAACCACGACCAGAGCCCTTAGACCGAGCCACGAATTCCACCGAACCGCCATTAGTCAACACGATGGCCTCTTGGCCGTTCGTGCGCCGAATATCCTTGACCAGCTCGGCCAGCTCGGGCCACTTGCGGGTGTTCTCAAAGAACGACGCCAACCGGATGAACGCTTTGCGGGCCGTTTTCACCTCATGGGCGGTGTGTAAAAACCTTTCCCCGAGGGACACCATGCCGAACAGTTCACGCATCTCAAGGATGGCGTTTTTGCCGTTCTGGCGCGGAACGCTCAAGCCACAAGTCAGGCTTGAAAACTTTCCGCCGCGGCCGGCACGCGCCAACCAA